TGGCCAGCATTTCTCTGACACTGTCAATAAAGTCCATGGCTTCCAGTGCACCAGCGTACTTCTTACTAAACAGCAGATCCTCAACATAAGGCAAGCCAAATTCGGCGCCGCCAGCGCCTTCCACAATCATCCACTGCGGGGCGGGTTTTTTAGCGATTTCGTATAGTTTCATGAGGTTGGTGTCAATGGTTTTCCGTTTGGCCCAAGTAGTGTGCTAGGCGATTTTGATCCTGCTGCCGGGGCCGGCGTAGTAGTTGTAGGTGCCGACGTAGTAGGTGTAGGCGCTGGTCGAGTCTGATTAACAACATTCTGTGCCGCTGTTACTTGTTGGATATATTTTTTTACGCTAGCGTCATCCACTCCTGCTAAAATATAGCGAGGTAATCCTGCTACATTGATTTTACGACTAACAGTTAGAAATTTGTCAAGCTCGCGCTGATATACGTAAATTCTACTCAGCAGTCCCGGTTGTGCAGTATTATATTGGTTGACTAGTCCTTTCCAATCTTGGATAATTCTATCCACTACGCCAGCTTGAACTTCTTTAGGATCAAACGTCATACCGGGTTTAGTGCCAGGCTGACCAAAATTACGCTGAATCATGCGAGAGATAACACCCTCGTTAACAACAATGTCATTTATTTTCATTTCGTATCTTCTTAATAGTATTAGATAACTTAGCAGGATTCCTAGCACGAATACTGTTTAGAAATCTTTTTTCTAAATCTTCGGCTACTTCTGCCGGATATGCTTTGTGTATCATTTCCAGTAAATTGATAGCACTGGTAATGATGTTGTTGGCTCGTGACTCCACTATTGACTCGCGATCTGCGGCTTTTCTTGCAGCCAAAACCGCGTCAAGTTCGTCTAAAATGGATCTAGAAACCAAGATTATCTCCCAGAGGACTACATTTATTTAGCTGGGTGCTGTTATTTTAAATTTTTGAGCATGTCACTCAACATGCTGCTTTGAGATTGAGCTGTGATTTTTGGCTGTTCTATAGCAACAGTTTTAACAGCGTCACCGGGTTTTAAATGCACTGTGGGTTTGAGACTTTTAAGCACAGACTCTGCGGGGCTTTCTCTTTTAAGTTGTTCTAGCTCGCTTTCGGCCAAATTAATAATACGCAGAGTCTCAATGTCATAGCCCAAATCAATTTTTTGACCCACTCCACTGCTGCTGCGAGTTTTCATTGCTTGCAATTGATAGTGACCACGCTCACGCATACTGCGACTGGTAAAAATACCAAACACATTGTCTGCTGTAAAAATCTTGCTAATACCACCAGCAATATGACTGTGATTGAATTCCATTTCGTCAGTGGCTCCACGATTCAACTGCGATCCTGTTACTACCACACACTTGAGCTCTTCAGCCATGTTACGCAGTTCTTCGCTAACGTATTTGTCTTTGATAAAAGTATTGGTGGGATCAATTTTAACACTGGCCGGCATCATGAGATCTAGATAGTCTACTACAACAAAGTCGGGGCGGAATCCATACTGTATACTTAATTCACGCACATAACTTTTAAATGTGTTAACTGTGCTTTGTGCAGGAAAGTACTTGACCCTAAAGTCTCCGGCTTTTTTACCAGCCAGTTTGACCTTTAGTTCAACATCGTCCAGTTCACGAAAAATGTTTTTGTTGGGCACACCTGTGATCATACTGTCTGCTCGCTGACAACAGAGATTTTCGCTCAATTCCAGTGTTAAGTAAATGCCGTTCAATCCAGCTAGAATCCAGTTAATGGCCAAGTTCATCATGATCAAACTCTTGCCCGATCCTGATCCACCACTGAAAATATTCAGCTCGCCCTTTTTCATTCCGCCATACAGTATTTGATCTAAGCTGTTCCACCCAGTGCTGATTTGCCCATTGTTTTGTTTAAGTGCCAACAGTCGATTACGAGGATCTGCAAAGTAATCTGTGCCCATGTCTTTGGTCAAACTGATCTGCACTGCATCTTTGATCAGCTTTTCCACAGGATCAAAATCGCCTTTTTCAATCAAATCAGCCGCAGACAATATAGCTCGCTCCAGCTCTTTTTGCTTGGTAAATTTTTCAAATTCATCCAAAAACCATTCATCGTGTTCGGGTCTAATATCATCAACTAACGACATTGCAGTTCCTGTCACTGCATGTATTTGTTTGAGATCCGGTAATGCCTTGTATTGATCCGAATGATCCTTGATGAATTTTGCTGCAGGCTTCAAACTGCGATCAAAATTCTCTGCATTGTAAATGTTTTGTACCCGTACATAGTTCTCTGCATTGCTCAGCATGAACTCTAAAAACAATCTCTGTACGTCAACTGTGTAATTTGTCATTTAAATTGTGCTTGAAATTTTTTAGCCCGCAGGCGAATGCGTGTGGGGTTGGATTCCTGGTGAGCTAGTATGTCTTTGAGCACGTATACTCGACCGTAACGCTGGGCAGCTTCGTTGATGTCCTTACAAGTATTCAAATAATCAGGGAAGCTGACAGCAAAGCCATACTCTAATGCTGATTCAATTAAATTGCAACCTGCTGCATCACCATCGGGTACCACTATGGTTTGTTTATGCAGGTCGTGTATTAATTGTGCCTGTGTACTACTTATCTCGTTGTGCATGACAGCTACACCATCTATGCTCATCGCGTCAAACGGGCCTTCACATACAACAACAACTGATCTAGCATAGTGCTGATGATCCAAATTGAAAACTATTCGGCCTGCATCGGCCTGCATGTAGTACTTAACACGCTGTGTGGGCACAACGGATCTAGCAGTGTAGCCCACTAGCTCGTTATGATAATAAAACGGCACTATGACTCTGTTACAGAGATCCACCGCAGTGTCAGGAGACCAATAAAATTTAAATCTGTCATCTAATACTCCGCGTTGGGTTAGATAATCAATGATCTTTGGATTGGTACACTGCACTATAGGTACTGCTGATTCAGGCAGTGGATATCTTTTTATTTCAACTTGGGGACGATTGTACTGTTCCAATACAGCAGTTTCGTCACGTTGGTCCAAACACCAAAGTGTTAATGCATTGATGGCCGAGATGTCTACCCCTATCCATCCCAACCAAGACTTGAGTTTGAATCCCAACATTTGTCCTGGTCTCCATCCGGTGCTGAAACCGCAATTAAAACAGTTGATGCCCACTGTTCCATCAGGATTGAATTTTATTCCGCCACGAGCTCGTCGATCCGGACTGTGCCCTCGATATTGACAACAAGGTGCATCAAAACTGCGCCACCCACCCGAAGTATTGCGAGATCTCGGAAGATGACTGGATATCAACTGCTCAATACGGTGCATTGAGCAATTATATATTAATTGTCTGCAAAAATCAACTCAAGTAGAGTATATTGCCAATGGTTCCACTGGTAGTGACTACCACAACACGCACCCACGAATAAGCCCCAACAAAGTTGTATAACCGACTGGTAGTGGGTGTGGTAGAAATCGTATCACTGCTGAAATCAAACCAGGTATTGCTCGTGCCGGGCTGAAGATCCAAACTGGCTTGGAAACGCACAGTGCCAACAAAACTACCAAAATCAATTTGAAAGGTATGCAGTGTACTGTTACCAGCCGCATAATTGGTTATACCCAAATTGGGTGTTAGCACCGCTGCAACAGCCGTTGATGGATTTATTGCAGCAACTTCTACTTCACCCACCACGCTGTAATTGTCATCATTGTAAACCACAACATCTACCGCATTGACATTGGCTGTTATGCTGTAATTATACAGTCCTGGATCAAGATTGTCCAACACGCTGTTAATGGTCAGCACAGTATTGGTAACCGCTGGGGGTCCCGGCGGGATTGTGGTAGCCACAGTTTGCACAGCACTGCCGCGGTTTTTAAAGATACTGAATTCAACCGTGTACCCAGCAAAATCAACACTTTTTTGATCGTTATTCTTAAACAACAACTTGATTTGGTTGTTGGCATATTTGTAGAGTTTTATTCTATTTGCATACACAATGGGGTACCTGGTTGTTGTTGATTCATTAACTATTACTTGACACTCCAGTAATATTGGATATAAATAGCAAGCAAGTGTTTGCATAGGATTTCCGTTATTACATATTTATGGCACCCGAAGAAAGAAAAAACCTCTTGGACCAATGCCCGTTTTTGACTTTATTAACTTATGTTAACAGAGATTATCTAGGCATCATTCAAAATCTCGACGACAGTGTAGTTTCATTTTACGACTTTGAATCGGCAGCAGCCGATCAAAGACTGATATTTTTAGAACTAGGCGAAATATGGTGGTGGAGCAGTAACCGACAAATCCCCATTAATTTGTTTTTAAAAACCGACTGGGCTGTGTTCAAACCCACACTAAAAACGCTTAACAGCAAAAGCGTCAACATTGTGCAAGGCCCTTATGTGAGCCTTAAAGAATCTTCTTCACAAAAGAGCAAGAGACGCAGTGTTGTCCTTGTTCGCAAGATCATATAAATTCATTTGTACAGCGACAAGAGTTGCGTATCCATGGGCATGGCTTTTTTTAAACCCATATGCACCATCCTCAGACACTTGCCACACTGTTTGAGCTACTGTTGCCCATCTTTGCCCTATCAAATGACGCTTGGATGGTCTAATCACAGCCAAAAACATGGCCATTCGTTCAATAGTATCGATGGGTTCGGGCATTTGTTGCATGGTATTGTAATGTCGACCAATGTGAATCAATTGACCAAAAAACTCAGGATCCCGTAGTCGATGCCAAGGCGGAGTTCTTTTTGTCAATTCAGCCAGTTGTTGTGGACTGTTTATTTGCTGATATAGTGTTACATTTAAAAAGTCTAGTTTAATATAGCCCAGTTGTTCAGCGATACGATAGTCAATTGCAGCAGTGCCACTGACTGAATTGCGTGGGATGTCATTCACATACACTCCGCTGACATGTCGCACAAGTCTATCATTTTTAGACATGGCAGCCGGAACATGCTGAATCAAATTCAGTATGCTGGTGCGATCTCCAAAATCCAAGTCAATGTCCATTATAAATTACCGTTATTACAAATCATTTGAACAAACTCAACATCTTCTTTAAGGTTACTGAATCTACTGGTCCACCAAGCTGGATCAATGAATTCAAACAACAGCGCCAATTGCTCTTGATTGATACTGGATAAAAATTCCTTGCCTGTACGACTTTGATAAATTACCCAAGGACTGATACGACCATTGACAACATCTTGCACGATGTGATTAGTTCCTCGCTGTAAAAAATAATCATTAAATTCTGCACTGTGTTCATCTGCCCAGCGTGTCATGGTTTCAATACTGCGTTCCACTGCACGATCAGCTGGTTCACGTTTGACATGTGTGGGCAACCAAGCAGCATAATGCTGTTCTTTGGTCCAATGATCTAACTTGATCTTTGAACCTAATATATAATTACCAAATTCTTCTACATTGATGCAGCGAATGCTGATTAGATATTGGCCAAACTTTACAAAAGCTGAATAATAAGTACTGGCTGAAAAATCCTCATAAGAGAATTCTTTTTTTGTAGTGTTGCGTTCGAGAAATTTAATCCAAAATTGATACCCAAATTGAACACCCGGATCGCTGCGCTGCCGATGGCGTCTAGCAGGCTCGCACAGATGTACAGCCAGTGTACTGGCTTTTGAAAAGCCTTTATTGCAAAATTTGCAGTTAACCAAATCGCCCAATTTCTTTGTCTTGTAACCCGGTTGACGCAGCATAGTCTACCAATTCTTCTTTTGAGTTAATAGTGGCCATGAGATCTAATTCTTGGCTGTTCATACCGGGAAATTCTGTAATTAAAAATTCCCTTAGTCGATCGCCGCTGGTCTTTTTACTGCCCAATGGTTTGATCCAACTGTGCCGCATTGGGCCAAATCCCGGCGCAGTTGTGGTCAACAACTGCCATTGCAGTTTAGGATGTGCCTTTAAATCAAAAAAGTTTGGGTTAACCCATTTGTTGGTTGCTCGTAATACATACTCATCTAGACCAGCTATACCAGCAGAGTCAACGGTTGACGTGTAACGCAGCATCAAAAAAGGACTAAACCCTTTGCGTTCTTCCTCGTCAAGTTCGTCATAGAAGCTTTTATTTTTAGCATCTAGATTTTTGAGAATACGATTTAATTCTAATTTAGGTTTTGCTTTTTCTTTAGTTTTTGCCATTACCAAATTTTTCCAAAATCTACAACTTCACTATGTCTACTGAGTTCTTTTACCAAATACACACAAAGTGGATTGGGATCATCGTTGAGTGGTACACTCAACATTTGTCCCGACTTCAATTTGGGTGCATACCATTTGATGTCTTGATAAATGTCTACCACGTCTATCAATTTAAATTCGGGTCTAAAGCTGGTCAGTGCGTTAAACACAAACGCACTAAATCCTCGATCATTTAGTGATGTTACAGGAATTACCTCAAGATCGCCAAATTCTGCTTCACCAATTAGTATTTGCCAATCCACCGGAACTGTAATTTCATTGCCCGCAATTTTCAATACCAGTGCCGGACTGTTGAAGCTCTCCATGAAAATTAACGGAATAAAGTAGTGATCGGGATCTTTGGGGTTGCTGTTGTCCAGCACACAAAATCTCAAATCATCAACTTCGTCGGGTATGTTGGCCATGTGAAATGGCAAGTTATCAAGTGTCAGTATTCTCATATTATTTCCATTCTACTTTGTCCTGTGAATAAGGGTACTGTGACTCACTGTAGTAGGTCTTTCTTTTGGCCAAATGCCGCTTGGAAAATTTACAACTACTGGTGACATCATATATGTTCACAAAATCTTTATCGTGTGCCTTTCGCACACCGCGTCCAATGCTTTGAATTACCCGGACAAAACTCTTGCCGGGCTCGAGTAGTACCAAGTTAAACACTCGAGGAATGTTAACACCGGTACTGGTCAATCCAAACGTGGAAATCAGTATCTTGTCATCGCTAACGTGAATGTCGGCATATTCGGCCCGGCGTTCAGTGCCTTTAGTCCCACCACTGATAAATGTGCTGTTGGGAATCAATTTGGCTAGTTCTTCACCGCAGGCAATGCGATCTACCAACACCAGTGTGTTACCTGTATCGCGCAGTGATTCAATAAACTTGGCTAAGAATTCTAGTCGACTCGGGTCAGTGACCAAATACTTGAGTTCGCTTTGATAGTCCCTAAATTCCCTGTAATCCTGCAACTGTTTGATATGCACATGACAATTAGCTAAGACGCCTTGCTCTTGCAGCTCGTGTGCTGTCAGCGAGTCTACCACTTCACCAATGCTGATCTTCAGTGCAAAAAACTCAAATTCCTCTTTGGGAATAGTGCCAGTTAGCCCCCAACGTATGGGAATACCGGCCATGGGCCCAGTCAACAAGCCTTTAAGTGCATCACCTTTGATACCGTGACACTCGTCAACTATAACACCAGTGACGCCTGACAAAAACTCATCAATGGGCACCACAGCTTCGTGTGCTTTGGTTCGCTTAAAAATAGCGTTTAGACTTTGCCAAGTGCAGATGGTATGTGTTTTATCATACTCTTTTCTGTCGCCGTACAGTACACCAACGTCCAGTCCACATAACCTGTAATCTTCTTCAGTTTGTTGTACCAGTGTTTTACTGGGCACAATTACGATACTGCGCCCATACTGCTCAATGTTTTTGCTTAATGCTGCTGTAATAATGGTCTTGCCTGATCCAGTGGGTGCACTGACCAGCGCCTGTGGATTGGCTAGCAAACTGTTGATAACACCAACTTGATAGTCTCGCAACAGTACCGGTTTGCCCTCATGCAAGTGTCCCTTAGGCCAGACAACACCATCAAAGAATCCTTCCTCAACCAATCCAAATTCAAAACTGCGATTGTATGCACGCCGATCGTCAATTTCTAATTCATAGCCTTCGTTGATTAATATGTCCACAATGTCGGGCAACAAATTAACATAAGTAGTGCCACTGAGTTGAAAGAAGGCTATGCGCCCGTCCCACCGCCCCAGCTTTACGCTGGGCAGATGTCTAGCATAGGGCACTTCAAATTTGAATCGATTGGCCAATGTGCGTCTAGTCTGCACTGTCAGTCCTTCAACTTTGCAATTGGTCTCGTCGTGTATTATTATGGTTGCTATCATGGTTTGGTGTATACCACAATTTTGTTAGTGGCTTGGGAGATCAAACTGCGCCGCAGTCCGGTATTGTACATTGTACTATCAAAAACTGTTAAATCAAAATAATCGTCAATCATTTCTAGAGCTGTTAACTTTCGAAATGTCCGTTCTTGAGCGCCGGCGACTTGCAAATTGCCAGCCACAAATTTTGTTTTCACACAAGCATCAAAAATATCTAAAATTGAGTCTACCTGTTCCTGCATGTTGTTGAGACTAACAGCATAGTTATGACTGGGCTGTAATGCCTTGATCTCGTGTAGGGTAGTAGCTAGTGCGTCTAGGCTACCAACACATATGACTTTATTGTATATGAGATCCTGTGCTAGGTCAAAATGTGTCAACTGACTGCGATACGTTTGATCCATCTCTTGCTTAACAGCACTGCTGATGGTGTAGCCGTAACGTGTAGACTGCCAACAGACACCTAATAGGTCTTGAGACTCAAACAGTTCAGCAACCGCCTGTTGCAACCTTTCTGGGGCATCGGGGATAGACAGCACACCGTTGTCATTAACCACAGCGTATTTGACTGGGGCATTTACACTGCCAATTCGTTCATATATCTCAAGCAAAGCCGAGTCAACTTCAAAGCCTTGTTCAATTGCCCAAGGCACTAATAATTTGACGTTGGCCAATCCGGGCCAGACTGTCCATACCTTATTGGCTCTATCCCATTCAAATTGACCTTGAGCGCACTTGCTGAATTCCGACATTGCATTCACTAATGCCGAGTCAAACCTAAACTGTACTCGAATAAGATCTGCTGCCAGTGTTACACTGCGTGTGCGATCTAATTCGACAATTTGGGATTGAGCTACTGGATCGTCCCAATCAAATTGGCTGAAGTCGTAATCGCTTTTCAGCAACTGCTTGCGATACTTGCGAGACAATTTCACACACAGTGCATATTGTGCATCAGTCAGTGTGGTAGCGCCACGTATTAGCAAATGGTTGCTGATGTTTTGAACAAAGCCCACATCATATCTAGCCAATCTAAATGCTGGCCAAGTATAGCGCATTCCGGGCTGTGGTACTCCACCGCGGTTAGCCAGCAAGTGTATCAATTGTTCAATAGTTTCAATCTTTTGCCGCATAAACTCCATTATACATTAAGTATATAGCAAAGTCAAAAGAAAAAAGCCCGGGCTGCAACACCCGGGCCAAAATTCAAGTAACTAACAAGGGATTCAAACCAACTTCACACACTCTTCAACAAACTGGTTTCTGCGTAGTTGACCCACTTGCTGGGGAAAGCCTTACGCAACTGGGCAATTTTGATAGATGTTCTCAAACTAATTTCTCGTAAACGAGCAGCGTTTTTAGTGATGAACTCAACAATCTCATCACGTGCCACTGCTGGCTCATCAAAGTCGTATTCGTCCAACATGCCGTCTTGCATGATTTGTTTAATACGTAAAATTTTGTCACGTGTCGTGTCAATTTTAAGATCCACAAAGTGACAACGCGACTCAAGTGCCGTCAAGTGATCGCGCAGTTTAGGGCTCTTGACATTGCTGAAGCTGAGATTGGTAATAAAGATCACCGAACCTTTGAAGTTAAAACTGTCTGGAATGCCCTCACGGCGCAGAGTAGCTGAATCAGCAAGCCAGCTGATCTTGCGCTTCTTGCCAGTGTCTAAGGCACCCTTCAAGAGATTCAGTGCAACATCGTCAAAGAACACGCTGTCAGCATCGTCAAACACCAACACGCAGTTGGGGTCACTGTACTTGTACAGCGTAGCGTACAGTGCAATTGGAGTAACATTGCCCTTGACAACTTCGGCACGTAATTTCTTACCTGCAATCTTGTCAAACAAACAAGCGTTCTCGATGACCCGCTCAATACCAAAGCTCTTGCCAACTCCAGGAGGACCAGTAACAATCATAGCGCGGATGTCGCCGTTGGTAACAGCCGTTGCCATTTCGTCGAGAATTTCAAAACGCTCACGAATGCGAGTCATAATTTCTTCGTCAGTTTCGACCACAGCAGGCTCAACTGCTACTGGCGCGCCCGACACAAACTCATAAGCGTCAGTGCCAGACACTCGAATACGAACACGATCTTTTCCAAACATAGCAGTTCCATCTACAGTTACAAATCCGCCATGAGCACCATCTTGGTACTGCTTGACTAGCGGGAAGACTTGGTTAACAATTTCAGTGTTGCGGTAGACGCCGTTCTTTACCAGGATCGTTGCTGCCATTTTGTGCTCCGTTGCGTTCAACATATCAATATTATAGCTTCAATTTAAATGGGCGTCTACCGCAAACTGCGTCAATACACGTCGTTGTGTTTACGCAACATGTCACGAGTCTCTTGACTGAATTCCTCACGTGACAGCAACACTTGGTAGACCGAATAGGCCAACACTAATGACAGTAACCCACCAACAGCAGTAGCAACATCTTGTGGGCTGAACACTTGGCTTAACAGGTTCATGCCCAACGGGATTCCCGCAGCCACTACCAAAAACCCAGTCATTTTAACACCGGCCCGCACTTCAGGTTTGGCTGTATAATAGGATTTCAATTTTTCAAACATGGTAATTTCCTTTTAGAGAGAGGAGTGGTCATTACGGCTGTTTTTAGCCCGCCGTTGATAGGCTCGTTTATTAGGTACCACACGCATATGGTATTTGGGTGTATGCAGATCTCTAGCAATGGGATCACGCTCACCAACAGTTTTAACAAAACGAGTTTTCATGTTACTATTTAAACTCAAATCAGTTTCAAATGCTTACAGCTCTTGCGAAACGTGAATCCTTCGCAAGTACAAGTGGTTTTTGTCCCTGCGCGGGTAACAGTATACTGTTTACCGCGGCTGCCGTCAACTGTAATGCTACGATCATGATCGTTAACGGTGTCAATTTTCCCAGCAATCAATTCAACCTGCTCGGCATGAGCAATGTTGATAACCCTAATAGGAAAATTGGGGTTAGTGGTTGTAAGTGCAATTTCAGTGGCCGACAACCAAGGATAGGGTTTAACAACTGTGCCCTCGTACATACTGTATTCAGGACGGGGCGGGATGTAAAGGTGCGAATCTGTGTTGCGTATCCGCACACGAATTCGACTGTTGACTGCTGGAACTTGCATACTCTGCTTCCGTTGCTCTACTATTTCACTAGTATAACGCCATTTAAATGGGCAGTCAAGAGAAACCGGCTGTTTCAGCCGGTTGTGTGTAAGGAGGGCGCCTCACATGGTCGTTTAAGAATGGCACAATCCCGGCAGGGAGTCTTGCCATTCCCCCGTAAACTTAAAACGGTGCGTCTTCCACTTGGGATACGTCAACTACTGCTCGAGCACGAGCGACCAAACTGTCCAACGTCTTGGCTGGCTTGGCGGCCTTAGCTTCACGTGGAACCTTGACTGCTACTACCTCATTGTACTTGGCGTCAGCTTCATCAATAGCAGCCGCAAACTCAGGCTTGGCATACAGCTCACTGGCCTTGAGCCAAAGTGCAGCTTCACCTTTGGTCATGGGCTCGGGCAGCTCACGCAGTTCAACGTCAGTGTGCCCACCGCGCACTAGGATCTTGATACGGCCAGCAAAGTCATTGGCCACGCGAACACGGTAATTGCCTTTTTCACACCGGCTAACACCAGCAACAGCAAATTTACTCATCGTAAAACCTCAAAATCAAAATTAATGGGATTAAAAGTTATCAGGTAGCGGGCGCGAGTTAGACCCAGTAATCTGATAAGGGTCAAGTGCACTACCGCCGCGTAACATACCGGGGCTGTTATAGCGAGCAGCCATCATGTCCAGTGCTTCGTAAAGATTGCCAGCCACTACCGTGTCTTGGAGCCCCGAGCCCATACGGTTGTTACGCAATTGAAAAGTATATTCTTGTTTCATGTCAAGTCCTATCTATTAAAAAAATTAAAGGGATCAATCAAAAAGGTAATCGTTGATTCGACTTTCCTCAACCAAGTAGTCGAGATCGTCCATGTCAATATCAAGATTCTCGTAGTCGTCTTCCATGATGCTGTCCAGCACTGCCAGTACATCTTCGGAATCAACTTCGAACATGCGAACGCACTCGTCTACAGTAGCACCGTTGATAAGTTCGTTCTCAATTTCAATAAACAAATCACCCATGCGGCTCATAGTGAAAACTCCTTTGTACGAAAAGATTCAATGTAGTCAGAAACAGATTTTGAATTGCCCCAAGCACCGCTAGGGACTTCGTTGTAAATGTATTTAACAATCTCGGGCAGTGCCGCAAGGTTGTCTCGATCTGCGCGATTAATGGCCGAAAACAAGTTGTTTTCTAGCACCGCACAGAGAAAACTACCGGGCGGGACGCCATGTTCAACATAGCGTGTAAGCGAATCTAGTGTATACTTTGGAATCAAGTTGTGCTCCTTGTGCTTCAGTTTCAATATTATAGCGCCCATTTAATGGGGCGTCAACCGCAAATTGTGTTCAACATCTGGCGATGGATAATATCCATCTCGCTGTCCTCCACGTAGAAATCGCTACATGGGTCATAGTACAGCCCCTCTTTGTTGTCGTAATACAACACTCGGCCAAAAAAGTTAAAAGGACCTTCCAACCCCTCGCGTGGACCGTACCGGGTACGCATCATGTCCATTTCAGCGCGGTCTGCTACTACTTTATAACCCATTTTCTGCTCCTGTATTGCCATGTCGTTAGTATAGCGCCCATTTAATTGAGCGTCAACCTTAGTCCATACGCGAGCCAGCAAACGCTTCGTAGCCGGCTGCACGAAACACTTCGGCGTAAGCCTCAGCAGCTTCTTCCTTAACGTCCATGTTCTGCGTGGGGTGACCGCTGGGATTCCAAAGTTGGACAGTGTTCTTGTAGCCATAGGCCTTGCGGAAGCCCAACCGAGCAAACTCTTTGCCCACCTTGGTGTTCAACTTGATGCCTGTGACGTTGACCCAAGCAAAACCGCAGGGCCAGGCTTGTCCATACTGGGCGTGCAGTTCAGCGGCTTTGGTCTGTGCGCGAGCAGTAGCAACAGCATGGATTCCAGCGATGTCAGTAGTAGCATACATCATTACCAATCTCCTAAACAGCGTTTCAGTTCAAGTATTATAGCGCCCATTTAATTGGGCGTCAACCGTCGTGCTTGCTCGCCCATAGCTGCGCTACTTCTTCAAAGTCAAAAATTTCTCCAGCCCTACGATACTCCTCTTCGCACGGCCCACACACGGTTCGGTACACAATGGCTCGAGCGCCATATCGATCCTGGCCTTTGGTCATGATGGTATAGGCATGTCGGAGATCATGAACTTCGTCACCACAACTCAGTATGATTCTAGGCATCATTCAATCCCAAATCGTCGTTTGATAGAGATAGATAATATCTGTGCTGTAATGCTGGTGCCATCGGGCATGGCATAAGCATCACATACCGCAGCACATTCCCTTACAATTCTCTCAGCAAATTCAGCCAGCTCTGTTCTAGTAAAAGTCCAAGAGTTGATTACTGGATAATCTTCAAGCACCTCTAGCGCAATGTCATAAACACGGTCATTCATCGTTCATCCCACCTAATTTTTGGGTTGGCTCGTTCGTATAGTTCCACCAGTTGATCCAATGTCCAAGCCGCATCAGTTTCAAAAGTGTCAAGCCAAAGACCAAACCTGCACCAATCCTCACTCTGCATGGGCGGTACTCCTATTTCATCACCATGAGGATCATCAGTGCCCGAGATATCAATGCGACCACAACTATATGGAGTAGTGATTAATTCAATTTCATAAGTATCACCGGCCTTGCGATTAGTAAACTTAGAATCTTCTTCTTGAATATGTGTTTCGGTGCGAACGAGTCCTCGATCCTTATACCATTGCATTGACACTGGGCCCATCCAATTAGTGCTGTATCTAATTTTCATTCTTCATCCTCTTCGTCACTGTCAAGACGATCCAGTTCAAAGTGATCTAAGAGATCGCCAGGTTCGGCCCAAAGGCTCTCTTTAACATGCTCATCACAGTATCTAATGACAACTTCGCATAGAATGCGTAGTTGATAATCAGTTAAGTCTTCTGGCAAGCTGATGCCAGTCGCGTGTATATGTTCTATTAGTTCGTTCATCGGCAGACCTCTATAGTAGCATCAGGTTCGTTCCAGCAGGCCGTACGGTATTCATGTCTGACAGACCCAGTAGCTAATTCGTTGCCAGGGTCCTGTACTAGTGCGATGCCATTCCGACAAAAGAACTCGTTGTTGCCCCAATGGGCAATATTTGTCTTTGGTTAAAACCATACTTATTGAGGGCAAGCAGTTCAATGCTAGGACCAGTGCAATAATTATTTTCATTATTCAGTCTCCGCTGTCAATTAGAGTGTTCATTCCGCAATTTCAAAACGTTCTTTAATCAATTGAGCAGTTTCCCAAAGTGGGTCAGCCTCGTGATAACTGTACTCGTGTCTATTAACAATGTCCAAACATTCCTTGACAATCAACTCAGCGAACTTTGCAATTCCGACATCATTCATTTCTATGGTCTGGCCACTCCAGTCACCACATTGTTTGGCCATTTCAATAATTCGTTCGTTCACGATTCAACTCCAAAATGTTTAGCAATAGCAAGGCCAACCCATGCTACACCTGTTTTCTCTTTGTCATCTTCGAGAATAGCATCCATTTTATCAACTTGAGACAAACATTCCTTAACAATCAACTCGGCAAATTTTTCATTAAATTGAGTATACCAATCCACATGTCCATCTTCCCAAATCTTGCCAGGAGTCTTGCTTCTAACAGGTGGAGTATATACTTCATTAACATAGTCACCAGCCTGTAGAGCCAGTTCTTTAATTCGTTCGTTCATTCTTCAACTCCGAATGTATTTTTTATATTATGATAGACACAGAAAGCACCGCCTCGACCACCTTCTAAAACATCAGGGTTAGCACTTCCAAAATTATCTCTAGTCCTTTTGGCAATATCCAAACATTCTCGCACAATCAACTCGGCGAACTTTTCGTATACAGTATCTTTGGGCAGAACTTCATAGTGAATGCCAGCCTGTGATAGTAGTTGTCTAATTCTTTCATTCATTGTTTGCCACACCATATCGTTCTGCCAGTCGGCAAATAGCCTCAATCCTTGGACTTCCTAATGAGTCATCGTTGGTCAATTCGCTTAGAACATCGTAGACAATACACTTGTAGAATTTGATCAGTTCTTCACGATTGAAAGTAAAAGATGCTGGGGGTTTGGGAAAGTCCCATTCTAATTGTCCAGCACAATCAATAGCAAGTTGTTCAAATAGTTCGTTCATTTCTCGTCTTCCCGTACAAAGATCCACCGCCCATCAACGCAAGTCCAGTAGCCTTCCATGCTGGGTGCTCCTTACATGGACCAGAAACGTTCAGTGCTGGGATCAACACAAGTGCCGCGATCGCCCCTGCGAATTTCAACATCCTTGCCGTTCATCAAGCTCTTAACAGTGACTTTGAAGTCGGCGTTGTGACGCAACACCATGTCAAGCTCTGCCTTTTGTTTACGTTTGGGCAGTTCGTTCAACATGCTGACCAACATGCTGTGCATGTAGCCTGCAGCATAATCAGTGCCCTCGTCCTTGATCAGTTGGTCCAGTGCTGCCTTCAGTGCTTGCTGATTTACTGTGTTTGCCATGCTGTTCTTCCCAAGTAGTGCTTCAGTTCAAGTATTATAGCGCCTATTTAATTGGGCGTCAACCGTAGCACTATTCTGGGCGTTCGTTGCTGTTGTCCAACAGTTTTTTGACAAAGCTCACAGCCTTGCGTGGGGTGTCAAACACCATCTCTACTGGATGGTCTTCGCTGTGAACTGTGATGTAGTAGCCGTTGCCTACACGTCGGATCGTAATTTCGTCTAGTACTTTAATCATGTTGTTTAGTCCTTTTGGGTAAGTGACTATAGCATGATTAAATTACTTTGTCAACGACGTTCTCTACTGAGATCGTCGTTCCCTACCGAGATCGGCCTTTTTAGGCTTAGGTGCGGCACCAATGGGGCGAATGTCAACCGTTTTACCGGTTAAGACATTGGGTTCGGCCGCTGGCTCCCACGCGGTAGTTTGTACTTGGGTAAGCTCTTCCAGCAGTTTACCTTTTTCAATAATATTACGCACATAGAGATCGCCATTTTTTTTGGTTTCAATCTTACACCTTACAGTGATCAATATTTTTTTAGGATTGTGTACGTCATGTATAGTGATTTCCGGACGTGCTTTGCTATCACTAAATGTGGCAGTCAAGTCAACTGTTTTTAATTTTTCCAGCAGATTACCAAATCGCAGTATTTTAAATCCGCCTTTGTCAAACTGCACCAGCTCAACATTGGGATCGCCCAATGTAGCAAAAAATGTCACTGCGTCAGCAATGTGTGCAACAAACCCAACTTCTTGTCTGGGATCAGCTCGTTTCAAGCCCTTTGCCAACGCTGCAGCAACATTTTCGTACATGTAGGACAGCGCCTCAAATTGATTCCTGCCGCGGGCGACTTCGTATTCCTTGAGCCAAGGAGTTACATCAATACCAAAGTAATTCCAAAGTTTTATCATTGAGCCTGACTCGCTACCGCCCACTTGCCCAAACTGTTTAACTGGACCTGCCTTAAGGCTGGCATTTAGCTTGAGTCGTTTGGTGTCGCCATTCTTGTCCATGACAGCAACCCATACGTCAACTTTGCTTTCTGTTTCGCTTGCGGCACCATCTGCAATGATTTTAATCTGATCTGCACGACCGTTCAAATAAAAATATTTGCTGTATCGCTCGGCCCGTGCACTGTTAACATACGCAGCCGCACTGCTGTATTCGCCTTTTAGTGCGTCCTGATTTTCAGGATTCATTAGATCCTGATAGGGTTTGGTTTTCAACACTAGTCTAAAAGTAACTAAATCGGCATACCGGTTGTTGCTGTCTTGCACTTCTACTTGGTACTCGTCTGTACCAACGTTTTTTAATTTGGCCAATACGTTGGTTATATCGCCGGCGTTGACAGCACCAATTTCTTCACCGGGCTGTCGCTTGGTAAATTTAGCAAACATAGCAGCACCCAAGATGCCTTCTGCGATCTCGCCCCTATTGGCTAATTTTCCTGCGTGTACAAATAATCCTGCCGAACTGCCCATCAGTACCCATAGTTGCCCGTCAGCGTCCCTAAATGCCTGTTCGCTACGACCATTACCAATGGTAGCAACAACTTCGTCGGGTTCGTATTCATCTGGCCCAACACTGGCCATGGGTTCACTGGTTACAATTCCATTTTGTTGTAGGATAGAATTCAGACCTTGCCCTTTGCTACTGTCGCTGACTGCGTACAGTGAACCCATTGGGTAATTGGCAATGCTGGCTTCGTCTAGTTGATCTAATCGGTCTAATAAATCTCTCATCTAGTATTTAGTTAATTAAGGCTAATATCTTCCATACCTGCTGTTCTCAACCTGGTAATGTGTCCCAACATGAAGTTTTTGGATTCAAACGCTTTGATCACAGACAAATAGCGATTACGCACCAGTGCTACCTCGTTAATCAAACATTCAAAATCAATGACTTCTTGTTCACCGTCGGCATACTTTTCTGCATCACGACTGGTCAGTGCTCGATTATAAGCTTCTAGATATTTTTGGAAATGTGTGCGTCGAATCTTTCGCAACTGAATATTTAAATAGTTCAGCACAGCTTCAATCTCTTGAAGCTGGCCAAATCTGTGTTCAGTTAGCCCGGGAAGAGCAGCAAGATTCTTTTCCAAATTCCCTCGTGTACCACACTCTAATCGAGCGGTTTCCAGTTCCTGTTCATAGTAGTCAATAAAGTTAGGTAATTGGCTGAGATCTTGTGTTACTGCTCTGTACCATGTCATAAATCAATCGTCTTCGTCATCACCGTTGAGATCATCGCCTAAGACAGTTTCGTCAAAGGCACGTTTTAGGAAATTGTCAGTACTGCCAATTTCTTCCAGTTCCTCATCATTCAAGCCAGCGTCGACCAAATAACTCAACAGTTGATCAGCAGCAGCTTGCCGATCCTTGCTGGGCACGTACTCTTTCATGGACAAATAAGTTTCAACTAGCATTGCAGCGTCAATCATTTTCAGTTTCCTCACTAATAGTAGGCGCAGTTTCAACACGGTGTGGGTTGGCTTCAAAGTCGGCCATTACACGAGTAAGGCCATCATTCTCATTGCGTTCCCAGGCTTTACGAAACTGTTTGATCACCGTGCCGTCTGACATAGTATATTTAAGACTATTGCCATCTTTTGCCAGTAAACCCTTGCCTTCAAACAGGTCTACTAGTCCACTGTGGGGATTCATTCCGGTTTCGTAAGGGATTTTGATCTGCACACTTTCAAACGGCTTGGCATAACGTGTTTTCATGATCTTGCAAGCTGACCTAATGCCCTTGACTTCGGAAATCTTGTTGCCGTCCTCGTCCTCTTTCAGCTTGAGTTTACGCATGGCAACCACAATACTGCTCGCATAAATGAAGCCCTGCCCACCTGAAATTTTGTCATCAGGATCAAACATGTCTTGACTAGCATAAGTATGATTAGTGGCTACTAGGCCCAAGTTCAAATCACCAAACATGTTAACACAGTTGCGAACTAGTGCTGTCAGTGCTTTGGGTTTACGGCCCATGTCACCTTTTAGGTCACCTGCTTCAAATTGATTAACATCAGTGGGTGTCAGCAACATTCCTAAACTGTCCAGTACAAACAACACTTTGGGACGCTCTTCTACTGGCAGTGTTTTGTATTCTTTGACAAACTCACTGATCATTTTGGCCACATCATCAATCATGGCCATGTTGAGTTTTAACAGTTTGTCGACACTGGTGTCCACATCAAGTGCTTGTAACCACGCTTCATCTAGTGCATTTTCTGTGTCAATAAGGATAACGTAGATGCCCTGTTGTTGAGCATGACGAACCAAGTTTCCACTGCAAATAAAGCTCTTTCCGGCACCACTTTCGCCAGCAAACACCGTTACTTTACCCATAGGCACACCACGGTGAAAACTGCCTGAAATTAGGTAGTTTAAGGCGTAATTTCCAGTAGAAACCCAGTCTGTAGGGTCGTTAAATCCAATACTTAAACCTTCAATACTCTTAGTAATGCTTTTACGAAATTTGGCTAAATCAAAAGGTTTTGCCATGTTATTCGTCCCGTTCCATTTCAATGGCTTCTTTGATCAACAGTACCAGTTGCTCCACTGTGGGTGCAAGGATTTTTACACCTTTGTAATCACCATCACTGTCTCGCCCCGATACTTCAAACATGTAGCCATTGTCGTACAGATTGACGGTGAATGATTCTGATATTTTGACAACTTTGTCGCTGATTTTTGTTACTGATTTTTTAGTCACAATATTACTCCATAGGGTAACCGGGGCTCAAGGCCCCGGTGTAGTGCTTACTGCTTTTGACGGTTACGGATCATAGCCAAAATGTCGTCGGCTTTCTGGACATTGGCTTTAGCTGGCGCTTGCACAGGTGATGTAGGCTCTGCTGACTCTTCTTCAACATCGTGATCTACAGCGGCTGAAACCACTGGAGCAGGTGCAGCGGGAGCAGAGGCAGGCGTGTAAGGCCTAGCTGACCCGGCTGACTCGTCCAGCTGAACGCCTGTGGGCTTGAAGTGTGCAGCCCAACGATCTGAATCATACTCGTCGCCGTTGACGCTGGCATGAAACAGTTCCTCAATGGTCTTGAGTTCTGCTGCTCCAGGACGCTTGGGTAAAAAGTCGGCCATGTTAAACAGGCCATACTGCTCAAGTGCTGCCAGCTCTGCACTGGTCAGTGCAGATTCTTTACGACTCCACTTGCTGGTGTTGTAGTCAGCATAGTCAGTGCCACTCTTGGTGGTTTTGACCACTGTGAAGTCTAGGCCACGCTCGTAGTGTGTGGGCAGCTCTTCCAGCTCAGGATCCAACAAACTGCTTTTGATAATGTTGTAGATCTGGCTGGAGATAATAAAACGCCTAATGGGGTTTTCAGGATTAGAATCATCGGGCAGTGGATTCTCACGCACAAAACCTTGGAATAAGTAACTGCGTTTTTTCCAGTAGCGATTTGCTGTTTCTTTCAACGACTCGTCTTTGTACCAAGGGCGAACCTCAGTCAGTACTGGACAAGTGGCTTTCCACATTTCCATGCAGGGAACGTGTACTTCAAAGGGACGCTGAACTTGCTGTCCTTTGATACTGGTAAATGGTAGTTTGATAATTTCACGCTCAATCCAAAAGTAAGGATTGTTTGTGTCTGCGTCGGGGAGAAAGCGCAATTTTGCTGTGGTTCCCATTGGGATGTTCCAATGTGGATAAATTGCCGAGTCCATTTTGCCGCCGCTTTCGCTGCGTGTTTGTTGCGCTTGTAGTCGTGCGCGAATGTCTGCTAAAGAAAGTGCCATAATTAGAGTCCTTATTGAATTTTATATTAGTAAAGTACATAGGCTACGAACCGGGCACCATGCCGAGTCAACCGTAGTGTATGTAAAGCTATTTAGCTTAAAATAATTATAGCAGCAGTTTTAGCAGAAAGCAAGGGGTGTGAGTACCAAATACGCCCAAACAACACCGTGTTGTTTTAACGCAACAACGAGTTGCGTTTTCTAATCAAATCTAAAATTTGCTGATCATTTTTTTGATCACCAAATGGGGCAAATAATGCCCTTTGTCTAGGATCTGCATTTTCTGAGGTGGGGGATACGTAATAAATTGCAAGACTTTGCCTAAATATCCCCGGGGGGCAATTTAATTCTTTTGGTAGTCCATGCCATGATTGATCTGTAGTATCAAATAAAATTGCTCTATTAAATTTGTTTTCAACCACTTTTACTCGTTGTTTTGGTAGATTTGTTTCTTTGTCCCCACTCCATAACTCAAGTCCGCCGCCCCACTGGGTATCCCAATTTGGGGTCATGTAAACAATTAAGTTGTAATGTCTTTCCAAGTTTAATTTAGGGTGAATACTATAATCAAGATGTATATTCAACTTGCCATTGGCAGAATGCGAATGCCATCCGCCGCCGTGAAGTCCTATATCAGCAATTACATTTTTGTTTTTAGTAATATCAGCTACTACCGAAACAAAGTCTGCGCTACACAAATAACTAAAAGTTTGATAGGTCATTCTTGGAAATTTATTCCAGTGATTAGATGCTTTTTTAATTTCAATGGGATTATTGTAACACGTATCCCAAATCGAGTCATCATCGTAACTAGGGAATTCTTTTACAAGTTCTTCTGCAACTTCAGTTTTAAAAAAATTATCGATTACAACATGTTTAAATGGAGTTTCATTTAAAAATCGTTGACTTAACTCATCTAAATTATGGCTATTTAAAATTTTATGCACTTGTCGCCAATTGAAATATTAGAATAAATTTAGATATTGAGTATGATCGCCCCAATAGGGATGTGTATGACTAACATTATCGTTACTGAATATAGAGTAGTGCGAAGTAAAATGAGTTCCATGATTAACATGTATACTGGGCTGTATAGAATTCCATTCACTCACTCCACTTAACGAATCTAAGTTTCCTCTGTTGAGAACTAAAGCAGTTGGTAACAAATTTGTAAAATGTGTTATAGCGTAGTCGAACAGCATAGTAATTTGATGCAGTGGCTTGTCGTGTTGATGCCGTTGTTGAAAGCCTGACCTATTCAACCCAATGTAATTCATGTTGACAATAACGGCTTGGTTAAATTCTGGATAATCAAAGTGACCCTCGGCATAAAGCACATCATGTTCTAGGAAACTCACATAACGATAATTACCAGTTTCCTTTGCAGTATGCAGCAGTTGCAATATCTGCAAAACTTGATTTAAATGAGAAGAGGTGTTGGTCCAGGCCAGGTATTCCCTAAAAGGATTGTTGGGATGTGGTCTCCACATGCAAGTGATAATATCCGCTCGGCCAGCTGCTGCTCGTCGTATGGATTCTAGCGAAGCTGAAATAGCAGGATAAATGTGTTCTTTAACATTATTAGAATAAAAAATTCCCAATCTATTGGTTTGCGATTTTGGCAAAACCATTATGGTATTTTCTGTT